ACGAAAATTTAAAAAAAAGGGGCAGGGTTTTATTCCCGCCCCTGTTTGCTTTACACGCCGGGTGTACCGTACATTGCGCGTGGGTCGGTGAAACCGACTTGGTAACGCTCTGTAGCCTTGTAGCGCATAGAGTCAGTCTCGAAGTCACCTTCCATAGTCTTCTCCAGCTTACGGCGCATCAGGAGCTTCATGCCCTCTGGTGCATCGGTCTGTACCCACCATGCGGTGGAAGAAGTCAAACGGCTGATAACAGCGGCACCTTCGTCCAGCAAGCCAATTGACTTGACAGGGTTGAGGTCGTTGTTAGCAGTGCCAGAACGCAACACAGACTTGAGCAACACTTCAGCTTGGAAGACGTTGCCGGGGGCCACCACCAACTGGCGGGGAACCAAGCGAATCTTCTTCTGGTTGTTGTCCACTGCTTGACGAATCTGAATCAACATCTGTTCGAGAGATGTCTGAGACAAGTTCGCGGCTGTTGCCAACTGGTTACTGAAAGTACCGTTCACGATTGGGTGAGCAGTGCTGATCAGTGACACGCCGTCGCCACCGGGGTAGCTTGAGTTGAAAGCGCGGTTCAACACGTTTGCCGCCAAAGTCTCTTTGGTCTCAATCAAAGACTGAGCCAAGTGCTTGGCGTAAACCTGACCGATACGGATATGGTCGCCGTCTTCAACCAACACTTTGGTCAACGCGAAGGCCAAGCCATACACGTTGTAAACATAGCGTTGCAAGAAGAGAACACCACCCTGTTGGTAGCTGACAGGAGTACCGTCAGGCAACTGGGGAGCGGCACCAAATCCATACAGGACTGGTTCTTCGTGGTAGTTACGAGGGATACCCTCTTGCTCGCGGAAAACGCGAGACCATTCATCGGTACGCTGATCGTAGACACCGTCGAAACATTCATTCAAGATAGGTTCGACGATGCTACGAAAGTCGGTACTTCGCATTGGAGCGGCCATAGTTCAGTACCTCCTTAAATGGCGTTAATGGTGGCTACATACTGGCTACGGCTCACTTGAACCTGTACCACGGTGTATGCGTCACCCCATGCGTTATCAACAGCGGGCGTGAGGCCGATGATGCGAAGATCACCAACTGCACTTGTGCCAGCCAACGAAGTGGAGATCGTGCATTGCGACAAACCTGTGGTTGTTGAACCAGCAGATACGTTCGTAAAGTTTGCTTGATCTCCGATGGAAGTTTGTGCCAAAGAACCATCTGCTTGAATGTCGTAAACGATATTCGGGTCAGAGTAGTAATAAGTCACTTGTGAGCCAGTTTGGTATGCAGTAGATGCAATCCATTGATTGCTGATAATACGACGACCAGTCAGGTCGGTGTACTCTTGACCAGCAAACGCGCCTTGGAAGGCGCTACCAGCAGTAGCAGTAATGATGTTACCGCTCGTGTTAAGGGCTACAGGCTGGCCTTTCAAAATGCCAGTGCTGTAACCAGAGGCGATACCGTTAGGCAATGCGACAGCACGATCCAAACCCGTGGGGTGGAACGAAGGACGCAGACCGAACGGAGCATTGGTTGAAGACATATGTCTCTCCTTTGATCAGTTTCAAAAACCAACTTGTTTTACGAGAAAACAGGCGTTGGGATCGGTTTATCAATGCCTTCCAAACCTTCACCTTCGACACGGCCCAAAGGCTTGCCAGAACTATCGCGGCCTTGAATCTGCTCGGCTTGCATACGAATTTTGTTCGCATCTTCAAGCGGCGCTTCATGGTGGAAATGAGCCATGACATCTTGATACATTTCCATTGGAATCTTGTACAAGAGCATCTCATTACACGCAATAAATCCAACGTGTTCCCCAGCTTTGACTTTGTTGTTCTCCATCCCGGGTACCTCTTCCGCTCTCACGGGGACGTAACCTAGACGAATACGTTTGTCGATGCTGTCATAACTATTCGTGGTCGATAACCAGCAAAGGTGCCATCCCTTGATTTCGGGAATAGCAGGCAATGCGCTTTGTGTCCATTCATCCTTCCACATCTTGCGACGTTCTTCGGCTGACACGAATTGCTGTTCTGGTGCCTCTCGACTTGAGTCAAGACTCGCGCGACTTTCGCGTCCACCAGCAGACAATGATTTTTTTAAACGAGAATCCATTTTTAGCTCCTAAGTTGTTTAGCTTCAAGCGCATAACGACGAATCATTTTTGCGCGTTTATCGGGGTCATCCCACATTCCAGCATCTTTCATGGCTTGGACTTGTTCGCGTGTTAACGCAAATTGATTCTTGCCAATCACACTACTCGATGCACTCTCGCGGCCTGACCCAGTCACAAAGTTTCTTGGGCGCTTTTGAGTTGGTCTCTCGTCTGCCTCTCCAGTATACCTGTGAGGTAAATACTTTTGCAAGCGATTGTCAAGTTCTTCCCAATACTGAGGAGTTTTGGGGTTCCAACCCTCTTCAGCCATTGCTTGATCAATCGTTAATGCAACTCTTGAATCAGGATCGCGACCATTGGGGTCGTACCACTGATTGTTTTCCATCCAGCTTGATGCATGGCGTTGCAATTCGGGATCAGGAGCTTGAATCGTGCGTTGACGGGGCTGGGCAGTCGCTTTTTTCTTGACTGATTCCAATGCCTCGAACTGACGACGGGCTTCAAACCACATTTCCTGTGCAGAAGTGAGCAATTCGCCATTGCCGTCGCGTGTAGCCTCGGCAATCTTCTGTTTTGCAAACAAAATACGGTTGTGCTGGTCTTCCATCGCCTTATTTAGGCGAGCAAGGTCACTTCCGTGCGACTTTTTCTCCAAAACCGACAGTCTTTCGAGCAATTCTTGGTTTTGGCGGCTCAAAAAGTCCAATTTATGGTCTTTTTCGTTCGCAACTTGCTTGTGATACTCCTTGCGCTTGAGTCTTTTGAGGCGTTTTTGCTCTCTCAGGGCTTCAGCGTCAGGGTCAACGTCCCCACCAGAGGCCATTTCAGCTTGTCTGGCGGCTTCATCGGCCTCATCGGAGTCCTCGTCGTGATTTACATCAGGCGACGGGATGCTTGCGGGTAAGTCAATCGTCGCGGAGCCGTCTTTCTCCTCTTGAATGACGATAACTTCTTGTTCTGTTTCGGTACTCATATGAATGCCTTCATTGCAAGGGGGTCACCAGTAAGTTTGGCGATGATTTCATGGTCGTTTAGCACCATGAACAAAGCTGGGTCTTCCTCTGAAGACTCGTTAGGGACTGGAACCTCCCAACGGTCTCCGCCCCACTTAGGGACTCGGAGGTAATCACCAACTTCACACCACGAACCTTCGGGCCACGGCTCCATCGTGTCGCGTTTCTTGAACGCCAACGGGCCGATCTCGATGACTTTCGCCACCATGTTTTGCCACTTTTCGGTTTCTTTGGTCTCAGAGACCAAAACAATCCCCATGCTCGTTACCGTCTTCTTTGTTCGACGCAATTGAACTAAAACTCTTGCGCCGAGGGGCTTCGCACCGGGGTCTACAGCAGGAAAGGCTTCCCGCAAATCGGCTGAATCACCAGCCACCGTGCTATCTGTCATCGTCTTCTTCCTTTAAAAGGTTATCAAGAATGACAAGGGCTTCTTCAAGTCCAGCGATATGTCCGACCAGACGCTGATATGCAGGATAGTCGGAGGCATTACCCGCCGCCAAACTCTGCACAATCGCCTCTTTACGCGCTTTTACAGCGCCGATGAAGTCGGACGTATATCTCATGCGTTTTTCTTGTCAACGCCCTTGTTTTGGGAGAAATTCCCGTGGTCGCTATTAGCCAAAGGCATTGTCGCTGTCTGCTTCTCTTTCATTTGTTGACCGTCAAGCCAAGCACCAGACGCGATGCGGGCGCGTTGGCTGACTTGTTCGCTTTGATATTCTTTAACTTCTTTGTCCATTTCAATCTCCTAAGTTACGTTGGGTTTCTTGGTTAAGTTTCACAGCAGTTTTCTCCTGCTCCTGCCGTAGTTTGACCTCGTCCACGGTCAACTCTGCGGTCTTGATACGCTCGGTAGTCAAGTTGTTTTCGGCATTCATAGCCACCTTGATCTGCTCCGCCGCCTGTTTTGCCTGCATTTCGGCTTGGAACTTCTGCGTATCGAATGCAAGTCGTGCTTGGTCGTCTGCGGCGCGACGCTGGGTCTCCGCCATAGACGCTTGCAACACGGCTTGCGCTTCGCCATCCATTGGAGGAGGTGGCGGTTTGAACTGTTGCATCATCTGGCCCAACTGATCGAGCGCAGGCAACAGGCCAGCAAACACCTCTTGCGAGTCCAACTTCATGTGCGCGGAAGCCAACGAGATGGCGTTGTCGATCTCTTTGACCAACTTGCTGTCTTCGTACTTGCCAAAGTCCACATCGCCATTGCCTTGGACGTACTTGCTCATGTTCTGCGTGTACCACAACAGCATATGTTGCTTGATGTGTTCCAACGCATTGGGGATGAATTTGGGAGCGATGAGCTTGTTTGATCCCAAAGTGGGGTCGAGGCCAAAGTTCATGTGCGTCTGGATGTGCGCCAAGTGATCCTGACGAGGGTAAGCAAACGCTGGGCGACCTAATGCCATTGCAGAGTTCTCGTCTGCGGCGTTCATCTCAATAGGCTTGCTTGCGTTGGGGATCAACTCGTTGACGTTTGGAACCTTCAACTGCTTGAGCATACGGTTCACGACGGCGCGTTGGTCAAACAATGCAGGGAACTGTGCAGACATCTGCAACACAGACTGCATCTGAGCAATACGCTGGGTCTCAGAGAAGATGTGAGGGTCAGAGACAGGGATCACATCGCTGTTGCGCTTGAAGTCTTCGCGCTTGATCTCAAGGTCAGCGACCACATCACCACGCTTTTGCTCGTCCAAGTACCAGCGGTTGAGGCGACCAACGATCTGCAACACACGGCGCTGGCTTTCATGCAAGCGGGCGTGAATGGCGGAGAACACTGCGGCTCCTTGCTCGATCAATGCCTGCGTTGTGCCCACTGGCATATTGCTGTTCGCGTCTGCAATCTTCTCTTCTGCGGTGGTGACCACGCCTTTGGCGGCTGTGGTGATCCAGCCCAGCAACTCAAACAGCACTTGGCTGGGTGGGTTGAATGGCATGGGCATCGCAATCTTGCGGATGTCGTCCACACCAACGGCGGATTCCACCTCGGTGACCTGCGTGACTTCGATCTGCTGACTTGCGCCA